CTGCGCGGTGTTTTTGTTGGTAGACAGAAAACGCAGCTCTGCGCCGTTGCTTAAGCGGATCGGGTTCCCGGTCAGCGTGATACCGAAATACTGTTCTGCAATGTTGACGATGTAAGACCGGAACACTTCCGCCTGTGCTTTGGACGCGGACAGGAAGATTTGCGGATCGCCCGTCATTACCGCGTTTTCGAACGCCTCAAACGCAAAGTACCAGGTTGCACCGATCTGGCGACTCTTCAATATGTTCCTGACCAGCTGGCCAATGTTGCGGCGCAGGTGTTTCTGATATTCGAAAAGATGCTCTTCAGCCCAGGTGTCAAAATCTTCCTGTGTCAGTGACGAGATATCGTTTTTCTTGTACTTGCGCTTGCCGCGGGGTTCATCCTCGTTATCCCCTCGCGCAGCTGCTTGCCGTTCCCCCTGGCTGGAGGCCAGCTTTTCTTTATGCTTATTGCTCTGGGCGCGCAGCTTTGTGGCGTGAGCAATAAGCAAATCCATTTCTTTTAAATCCAGATCCGTTTTATTGTCGCGCCCGGCTAACAACTGGTAACGGCGTTCAATTGCCTCCTCTGTACTTTCGAAACTGAGCAGGTCAGCCCATTTATATTTTTCCGCCCAGTAGTAAACGATCCGCGCATTCGGCAGATTTAATTCTGATGCAATTTCTTTAGGCGTATAGCGGCGCAGGTAAAGAGCGCGGACAACGCCTTTTAATTCTTCTGAGTATTTAGCCATAGATTTAATTATGCCGTGCTAATGATGAAAAAACGGCGGGGTTAATTCGGGGTTGTTCGGTAAAGGCTTATAACCGAACTGTTCAGAATAAAGCGTAATGCGGGGATGTATTTAATTAGCAATAATCAAATCCACAGCAAGGGAAACAGTTAAACGACAGAGGGGGAAATATGTGTCGCATTTAAAAACTGGCTGGCTGTGTGTTGCGACTGAAGGCGATACGGTTGATGGACGAGTGATGGAGCGGCAATGGATTATCGACATGGCGGAAACCTATGATCCAAACCATTACGCTGCGTTGATATGGCCAGAGCATGATGATTCATGTGGAAACTTCGGTGAAGTGCTGGAGGCGATGTGGCAGGACGGTGATGACGGGCTGGCGCGGCTGTATGTCAGTCTGTGCCCGAATAAACGCCTGATTTACGCAAACGACGAAGGCCAGCTGCTGTATTTCTCCGTAGAGCCGGAGCTGAACTGGCGCGGAGGGGAGCGTACCTATCTGATGGGGCTGGCAGTCACAGACCATCCGGCCAGTGTCGGTACAACACGACTGCGCTTTAGTCGGCGCAAATTAAACAAACAGGGATATTACAGTTGTGTGATTTCCCGTAACGGTAAAATTACGCAGGAAGGGAAGATGAAAAACTGGCAGAAATTGTTTGGTATTAAGCCGAAATTTGAAGATGAAAATTCGCAGGACGATCCACCTGCTGATGATAAATTGCAGGCGCTCGCGAGTGCCCTGAACGATCTGGAAGCGCGTGTGGGTGCAATTGAAACCCAGCTTAATTCCGTGCAGGACGATGTTGACACTATTACCGAAGTCGTAGACACGGAAGAGTTTGCCGTTATTCGTGACAATGCAAAAGAGATTGTTACCCGATTTAATGATTTGGGTAATAAAGGCGGTAAGCGTAAAGAACGTCAGGTGCCAGCCAAATCCGGTAAATTTAGTTACCTGTAATTAGCCGCAACGCGAATAAGCAAAACATTTTAATTATCGCTTAATTGCGAGGGAGTCTTATGTTACTGAATAACCGTGCGCGGGATTTACTGGACAATTATACGGCGGGGCTGGCGCAGCATTTTGGCACGCAAAACCCAGGCCGTTATTTTTCGCTAAATGACCCGCAGGAAACAGCGCTGCGTCTGGCCATGCTGGAGTCTGTTGAATTCCTGAACTGGATCACCACGCTGGATGTTGACCAGTTGAGTGGCCAGGTCGTCAATGTGGGCGCGTCTGTTCTCCATACCGGGCGCAGCGAAACAGGCCGTTTTGTCCGCCAGGTAGGGGTTGACGGCAATACTTATTCACTGGTTGAGACAGACAGCTGCGCGGCGCTGCGCTGGGATCTGCTTTCCGTCTGGGCGAACGCCGGGAAGGAAGAAAACGAGTTTTACAACCTGGTGCAGACCTTCAGCACCCAGGCATTTGCCATGGACATGCTGCGTATCGGCTTTAACGGTACACACCGCGCCAAAACCACAGACCCTAAAGCCAACCCAAATGGCGAAGATGTCAACATTGGCTGGCATGAAATCATGAAAACGATGCTGGACGGCAAGCAAATCATGACCGATCCGGTGGTGCTCGATCAGGCGGGGGATTACAAATCGCTGGATGCAATGGCCTCCGATCTGATTAACGCCAAAATCCCGGCACAGTTCCGCAATGACCCGCGCCTGGTGGTGCTGGTAGGTGCTGACCTGGTGGCTGCTGAACAGTACCGACTGTTCCAGGCTGCTGACCGCCCAACGGAGAAAATCGCTGCGCAGATGCTGGGCAACACTATTGCTGGTCGTAAGGCGATTATCCCGCCGTTTATGCCTGGCAAACGCATGGTGGTTACGCCGCTTTCTAACCTGCACATCTACACCCAGCGCAACACGCGCCAGCGTAAAGCACGCTTTGAAGATGATCGAAAACAGTTCGAAAACAGCTATCTGCGTAATGAAGGCTATGCGATTGAAGAGCCGGAGCTGTACGCGGCGATTGATGAAGATGCCGTGACAATCGGCAAGCCGTCAGAGCCAGTGGAGGGTTATGGATTACGGCGAGCACGTATGACTTTGGCGGAATATCGGCGCAGGTGGAGCTATGACGGAAAAGCCGCAGGTAGATTTTGAAGAGGTGGTGAAGTCCAGCGGGATGCCCGTTACGGAAGAGGCGGTGCGCACACGTTTCAATGCCATCGCCGCAGAGGAAGGGCTGATTACTAACACATCGCGCATGTCTCCGTTCTGGCGGCTCATTAGCGCGATTGTGACCGCGCCAGTGATGTGGCTGAAGGATGCGCTGGTTTCTGTGGTCATGGCCAATATGTTTGTGGCCACTGCGGGTGGGCAGATGCTGCGTCTGCTGGCCTGGGCGGTAAATATCACTGCCAAGCCTGCCAGCGCAGCGGAAGGTGTGATCCGCTTTTACAAGGATGATTCAAAACAGGCCGTCACTGTGGCGGCGGGAACGGTTGTTCAGACAGACAGGATTAACGGCAAAGTTTACGCCGTTGCCACCGTGGCCGATGTGGTGATCCCGTCCGGAACGTCAAGCGCTCTGCTTACCGTCAAGGCCACCGGAACTGGTGGGGCATACAACCTTGCGCCGGGCTATTACCGCATTTTGCCCGTGGCCGTGGATGGTATCAGTCATGTGGCCAGTGAAGAGGACTGGCTGACCGTTCCGGGCGCGGACGAAGAAAGTGATGATGAATTGCGCGAGCGCTGCCGGAATCAGTTCAACCTGGTCGGGAACTATCACACGGACGCGGTTTACCGTTCGATGATTGCCAGTGTGGCCGGACTGAGCATTGATCGGATTTTCTTTCTGCATGATGCGCCACGTGGTCCGGGTACAGCGAACGCGTATCTGTTGCTGGATAGCGGGGTAACGTCTGAGCCGTTTATTGAAGCAGTTAATGACTACATCAACACGCAAGGCCACCACGGCCACGGGGATGATATGCAGTGTTTTGCCATGCCGGAAACCCGCCACGATCTGAGCGTTACGGTGTATGTCAGAAACCTGAGCAACCTGGAGGCGGAACAACAGGACGCGCTGAAAAAAGGGATTGAAAACCTGATCCGCTGCGCCTTCAGGGAAAACACGGATTATGACGTGAAAAAGACGTGGCCATATTCCCGCTTTTCGTTTTCGCAGCTGGGACGGGAGGTGCACAAAACCTTCCCGGAGTCGGATTCCATTGAGTTTTCATTGAAGGATATCACCAGCGATCTGAGCGTCCCGCGGCTTAACTCCTTAACGGTGAGCCTGAAAGATGACTGATTTTCTTAAAAAGCTGGCCAGCATGGCGCTGCCTTCCTGGATGAATAAAGGTGAGCCACTGGCTTTATTGCGCACGGCGCGGAGGTTCTGGGCTGAGGTATACGGCTGGATCACGTGGCCATTACGGCAGTTTGATCCGCTGACCTGCATTGAGCCGGTACTCAATTTAATCGCGTATGACCGCGACATAAGCCGCTTCAGTGGCGAGCCGCTGAGCCTGTACCGCAAACGCGTAGCCTTTGCCTTCATCAATGCACGTGATGCGGGTTCCGTTGAGGGATTCATTAATATTTTTGCGCGGCTGGGAATTGGTTACGTGGAGCTGGTTGAACGCCAGCCGGACATTGACTGGGACGTGATCATGGTGCGCGTCACGGACAGCCAGATCGCAGACAACACGCAGCTGATGATTCAGATAATCCGGCAGTACGGACGAACCTGCCGCCGTTATCAGTTTGAAGTGATCACATCTGAAAGCCTGGCTATCCGGGCGGGATGGGATCAGGGGGAATACGTGGTTTATCCGGCACGCCTGAGCAGCACGGATGCCAGCGGCGCAACGTTTAGCGCGAGTTTATAGGGAGAGTTTATGTCACAGACAGCGATCACACTGGCCTTTGAGCAGTGGAAAGCCAGCCAGGCCGTTACGGGTGAACCCGTTCTGCTGGATGAGTTTGTTTTTGCCAACGTGCCGGGGCTGGATGCCAGTAAGCCAATTGACCGCAGCGAAACGCTGCCACCTGCCGCACAAATCGTTCACCGTCAGGCCGTCAGCCGTAAAGGTGTTGTGAATGAAAATGCCGTGGTTCACTCCGTTGTACTGGGCGCGGAAGTGGGCGATTTTTCGTTTAACTGGATTGGCCTGATTAACAAGGCGAGCAACACGCTGGCCATGATTGTTCATGCACCCCTATCCGGAGCTGGCATCCGGGCTGCATTTGCCAAAGTTTGGCCGTGTCATGAATCCCGTTGAGGCGGTGAAAAGCGGCAATTTCTCCGATCCGTTCCGTCCCCGCTATGCGGTTGACGTGCAGCTGTTGGACGCGGACGGCAACCCGGATAAAGACACGCCTGTTTATTCAGCCGTTCCGCTGCCGGTTCCTATGGCGGGTAATGATTCGGGGATGTTCCAGTTTCCGCCTGAAGGGACGCTGGTCGAAATCGCTTTTACTGGCGGGCGGCCGGATAAACCCTTTGTGCGGCAGACCGTGCCGGACGGAACCAGCCTCCCGGATATTCAGCCTGGCGAACAGCTGCAACAGCAGCGTGCGGAGGTGTCGCAGCGCGTCACCCAGGCGGGTGACTGGGTGAGGCAGACAGACCAGACGATCAGTGAAACCTCAATGGCGCGGGTGGTTAAGTCAGATACGGAACAGCGGGAGCTGGTCAGCCGTGAAACGACGGTTAAGGCCACGGATAAACTGACTGTGCTGGGCACGTCCACACTGCTGGCCGGAGCCATTCAGCAGGTATGCACAGGTGATTACAGCCAGGCAGTAAATAACCGGGTGACGAGTATCGGCGGCAACGATGAAACGGACATAGCCGGGAGCCAGACAGTCACAACGGGTAAAGACCTGATTGAGAAGATTGGCCAGATACGCAAAAGCGTGGCGGCCGTCCAACAGCAGATTATTGCACCGGTGGTGTGGATTGGCTCTGGCACTATCAACGTGGCACAGCTGATGCTCGACACACTCGACGTGGTAAAAGAGCTGGCAGAGCAAACGGCAAGCCACACGCACAGCAATACGGGCGCACCGACCAACGCGGGAGCCATCCGGAACACCGGAACGAAAGCGGACACGCTGAACGGCAAATATTCCCCGGTAATTGGCAAGTAATCCGATCCAGAACTTAACCCGCGAAAGCGGGTTTTTTTATGCCTTCATCCCATGGCGGGGATATCTCTTTTCTTTCCTCACAAGCGGCTATCGCTACGCGCAACCAGCGGCGCTATGGCGCGTTCCAGTATTTCAGGCACATAACGCCACCCTTAAAACAGATCGTGCGCACAGCAGGGCGCTGGCGCGTCACAGCGCGGCCAAAAAATTGTTTCGCAGACCAAAATCGCACTACACCGCACCCGCCTGCGGTTTTTGGATCATAAAAATTTTTCAGTTTTATTTTTCTTCAAACCAGGCCGCCAGACCGCGCCAGTGCTGGCGGCTTTGCGTAAAACCAGAACTGAAAAGATTGAAAAGAATTTCAGTGTTTTTCACTTTTATGGATCTGCTGAGGATCTAATTGCAAACATAACTGCAAGATAATTAATGATATTTTAGATTTTAAGTGAAATGAGACGATCAAATGTTATGGGGCGAGGTGGTCAAATAAAAACCCGCATGACGAGAGCTGGTGCGGGTTTGGTGATTGCTGTTCTATTTTTTTTACTGAAAAATTTGGGCTAGTAAATGTCTTAAAGTTTTAAAACTAAGCACTAAAACAGCGATCCAAGCAAAAGAGTGAGGTAAGTAATGTTGTCCAACTAATGGGGTGTCAAAGAGTCTTGTCGCAAGAAATTTTGCTTCAAAGAATAGGCACTTCCAGTAACCAAGGTTTAGAGGCGTAAACTTACCATTCTCGATGTTGCTGGCTTTGGGGCCAAAATGCACATACTTTGCAGTCCCTGCAGAGTCATTGCCAAGGAATGATAGTTTGAATCTACGAACCAATAATCCGCGTTCGTAGTGAATATAGTTTCCGGGCGCACCTTTGGGTATGGATGGGTCGTTCCATCCCCATTTACATACGGCATAAGCACCTAGAAAGCCGAATTTTTGAGCACTGAAAACACTGTGTACCAAATTGGATGTGTTGACTTTATCCACAATCAATCTGTCGATAGTAGGTCTGTTCTCGTGTAAAGAAAGGACAGTAAAGCGCTGCCAAACAAACAACCAGAAGATGATCAGAATAAGTGGAAAGGTTTTGGTTGCCTGAAGCGAAACCCCCGAGTTTCCTATCGGTATAGAACCTGATACCGAACCAATACCCAAAAAAATAGCTATCAAGGCTAGCGACAACGAAATTAGTAGTATCGATACGGTATTCACTTTGTCCATTTAGACGAGTCCCCTCAGGCTCTGCCGCCACTTTGTCGCCAATTGCCATGTGGTGAGCTATTAAGCTAATGATTTTAAAGGTTTATCTTAACAGGCAACAAAAAAACATTTCTGTTAGAGATGTATTGTCATATTTAATATCATTCTTTAGGTATTATTATGAAAATCAACTACTTAATCACGTGGTCAATCCGAAGTTGTCTTGCTCTTATCTGTAGGGCTTTTTGAATAATGCGCAACTGGTTAGATACCTTATACCCACATGAAAAAACTAAGTAAGCCGTTACAAGTATGCTAACCATCAAGAAATGAACCAAAACTACATCACTATTGCTAAAGTCCGTAAAGGACGGCATTTCGAGTCCAAGAGATGATTTGACTTCAAAAAAATCTAACTTTTGATACATCAAATTACTTACAAGAATGCAGAGTAGTAGGTATGTACTCCAAAGCACAGACATACGTACTGTTCTGAATAGGTACAATGACATATAAGTTGAGTCCTGCATCAATAGGTGAGCTAGATGATGCAAATTTCTACGGATGCTCATTCTCCTTTTTTTAAATTTTGAGGAGAAAAGGCTTAAAATTTTCAATATGCCGTCTTTTATGACAGTACCAAAGATAGAGGCTATCGCACCGCCGATCAAAAGCAT